CCCCTTGATTGTAGGGTCGTTCTCGTCAATGTATAAATCTGTAATCTTTTCTTTTGCTTTATCAGAAATTGATATCATTTATTTTTCCATTAGCTTGTTGACAAACTCTAGTAATTTGGGTTGATGATTAACGTACTTGCCTTTCATGTATGAATAGCTACCGTACCACCACTCCTCAGCTTCCGGATGGCAACCAATCAATCCAATGTTACCTTGAATAGCAGCCATCACATCATCATTAGCATACTTAGAAACTAATTCAAACTTACTATAGTCTCCTACAATAGCACAACCATCATAAAAGAACATATTTGCCTCCTGACCGTGCCAGTACACTTTTAGGTTCTTTGCATGAGGTCTTTTGGTGTCTGTGTTTGGCCGTGTAATATATTGAACGGTATCGATTCCGTCTAAGATGTCTAGATAATGACTTCCAGCCCAGTAAGCACCCATGCAAATACCAATATATTTACCACCGTCAGTAACAAACTTCTTTACTCTTTCAGTATTATTCTTAAATAGTTGGTAAAATGTATCTGCATCACCTATTCCGCCAGGAACAATAACCATATCAACATCATCAAAGAAACATTCTTCTACTCTATTCTTAGAAAACAACTTTATATTATACTGACCGTCAAGTGATCTGATTACAGCATTACAGCACTGTACAGAACACTTGGGGTCATACACAAACAGTGCAATTGTTTTCATCTATCCTTCACAGGCCAAACAAACATCGTCGTTCTGAGCAAGTGCTTTCAGGTCAATCTCTTCAATTACTCTTCTTTCAATCTTCTTTGACACCTTATCAGCCTTGCCAATCTTCTCGCTTCTGCAATAATAAAGGCTCTTGAGCCCCGCTTTCCATGCCTGGAAGTGAACTGCATGCAAATATCTAATATCAACAGTTGGTCTAAAGAATAGATTGAGTGATTGAGCCTGATCAATATATTCTTGTCTATCAGCAGCATGTTGAATCAACCAGCGTTGATCGATCTCCATACTCGTTTTAAATACGTCTTTCGTCCAATCATCCATCCAGTCAAGATGTTGAACAGAACCGTCATTAGCAATAATCGAAGACCAAACCTCATCATAATCTACATCGTTCTGTTGTCTAATAATAGCATCTAGCCATCTGTTCTTATTCAAAGAAGATCCGGAAAGAGTATCTTGGCGATAAGCGTTAGCTCTAAATGGCTCAATACTAGGAGAAGTGTTCCCCATGATGATACTAGAAGAAGCATTAGGAGCAATAGCCATAAGATGACTGAAACGAAGACCGGTGCCTTCTGCATCAGGAGCTTCACCTCTTTCGCTACCGAGTTCAGCATTTGCCACATTTAGCTTTTCTCTAATATGTTTAAAGATCTGCTTGTTTCTTCCAACGGCATTTGCTGATTCCCAAGGAATGTTATTCTTTTGCAAGTATGCGTGCCAACCTAGAGCACCAACGCCGATAGAACGCTCACGAGAAGCAGAATAAGTGGCCCTTGCGACATGGACGGGAGCGTTATCGATAAAATACTGAAGGACATTATCAAGAAGCTCAGCAATGTCTTTGAGAAATAGATCATGATCTTTCCAATCATCGTAGTATTCGAGGTTAACAGAAGACAAACAACAAACTGCAGTACGGTCTCTGTCTGTTGGAAGGATGATCTCAGAGCAAAGGTTAGATTGACGAATCTTCAATCCTCTATCCTTCAACCACTTAGGCATCTTCTCGTTAGAAGTATCAATGAAGTGTAAGTATGGTTCACCAGTTTGCATTCTCAATTCTAGAATCTGTTGCCAAATATGCTTTGCTGATACTGTATCGCGTACTGTTCCGTCATGCGGATCAACTAGATCCCAACTATCATCAGCTTCTGGATCCAGCATACACTTCTCAACAATTTGCATGAAGTCATCTGTAATATTTATACCGTGATGCAAATTGGGTGCACGCATATTGGGGTCACCAGTTGGCTTCCTCATATCTAAAAAGATAGGTAGATCGGGGTGACTAATATCAAGATAAGCAGCATAGGATCCACGTCTTGTACGACCTTGACGATATGCAAGACTGCTGGCATCATAGATTCTAAGATGGGGCATCACTCCGGTACTTTTATCATCAGCAGAACGAATTCCAAATCCAATCCCAACACCGCCTCCCAACATACTCAACCAATTGGTTTCAGAAAGATTATCTACAAGACCGGCTGAGCTGTCGTGCATGTAGTTGAGAAAGCAAGAGATTGGTAAACCCTTTTGTGTTCTTCCGAACGATAGAATCGGCGTAGAGAGCGATAACCAGTGTAGACTAGCATAGTCATAGATACGCTGTGCATGAGCTGGATTACTTCCGAATGCACGTGCTACGAACGCAAATCTCTCCTGTGGTGATGCCTCACTATCCAACATATACGATTCTCTGAGTCGTTTCAGTCCGTGCTCATCAAATAATTTATCATTACCATAATTTAACCTAATGTTAAAGTTATTCATTGCTTCTTCGTTTCTAACGACAGACAAGTTTACCATTAATTATTCCTTTGTTATTATGTTTATTACTGTGAAAGGTTACTTAGTCTATCAGTCAGACCTTCGTTTTCGTCAAAAAAGACAGTGTATGTAAATCTGTATTGAGGGCCATATCTTGACTGAGATCTTATTGTGTGAGGAATTCCGCCATCAAATAATATAATTCTACCTGGTTTATATACTGATGTAAACAAGACCTCTGTCATCTCTTCGTTGAAGAATAAAGTCTCTCCTGCCCATTCTGGCTTCCAACTACTGTTTGCATAGTATAATAGAGTTGTATTGACGTGTGTATGAGCAAAGTTTGTGTCTGACGGGTGTGAGCAATTGATTATAAAGTTGTATGGGAATTTGTGTGTAATCAACGGGTATACTTCAGATTTTTTGAGTGTTTCGTATAGTTTCAACTCTTCAAACTTATGCAATGATACTTTTGAATGAAAATAACAATGTTCTTTATTTTCTATATCATTTGTATCGTTCCATCCTATTTTATATTCAGTCTCCATTGCAAACTGGTATAACGATGCACGAAATGAGGCTTCAAAAACATTATCAAAGACAAATATCTTCTTTCCCCGGTCAACGGTAATCTCTTGTTTCTTCATAGGGGTATTATTTAGATATGAATTCTGACGCCATTGGAAATATTTCCGAGATTGCTTTTGCACAAGCACGTGCTACTTCCATATGCTCTTTTTGTGTTCCATTACTGCTTCTCAATTCAATGTAATGTATCCATGATCTAATAGTTCCGTTCATATAAAGGCGTGAAACCGTCATTCCTTCCGGTAAAACTGCTCTTGCCTGCTCTTTTGCTATCCCGTTATCGATCGCCCATTGATACGCTTCTTTAACAGCGTATAACACGCGTTGCTGAGCACGAATCCATCCCGTATCAAGATTGCGTGAATCAGGATTATCAAGTACCAGCTCTATGCTATTTTGTCTATTTGATGTGTCTTGGATTCTACATTCTCGTATAACAAACGCATTGTCGAGCTCAGCCGTTGGGTCAGCGTAACGTTGGGAAAATTCCTGAAAAGAAAAGCTGCGATGTCGAAGGATTTGTCTTGCGATATCTCTTGTAGTTGTGATTTCGATACAGGCGGAGGCCATTTCGAACGGACTCCAGTGCTTGTGCTTTGCAAGATATCTAATGAGTCGTTCTGACGTTTCATTATTTGATTGATTGTTTGGGTTTGATACCCTTGCGCAGTAGCTGATGAGATCTTGTACATCTTTACAGTATACCTCTTCTTCTGTTGAAATAGCCGGCTTAGAATAACTTATCAACTTCACTTCCATACATCTTCTTTCCATTTTTCTGTTTGTTCAAATCTTTGCTCCTGAATTGTTTTTTCATTCCAAACTTTTCTAGGATTAGCACACATGAAGCATTTCGGGTCACCACAAGAGATGACACTTCGTTTAAGGAGCTTATGTGGCTCTTTACACGGGATACTGAATGCTTTAGAGAGCTTTACTTGCTTCTTTATCTTGTTTTCTTTTTGCTGGATACGTTCTTGGTGTTTGCTTTTGTCATTTAACATTTCTTCCATTGTGTTATCCTTAATTTAGCTTCTAAACCACAGACAGTATTACAATCGATTACTAGCTTAACATCTTCCGGCTTCATTCCCGCCAAGACCATCTCATTGATATCTTTTTGCTCAATGTGGGACGGCCATATGCATACATTATACCCTAAATCGATTGCCTTTTCAACGATGTTGCATATATCAATATTCTTCGGCTCATTGTCTAGTACGATCACAAACCTAGACGGATCATCAATCACTCTCTTCAACCCGTTAAGGTTATTGGAGGACCCCATTGCAAGTGCATTTGGTAAGAACAATGAATCAAGAGGACCTTCTGTTACATAGATCTTTTCCTTCTTATCAATTGTATCCAATCCAAATATGAAAGGCTTATCGGTATCTACGTGAATGCTGATGTATCTTAACTTAGTCTGCCCGAATGCACGTCCCTGAAACCCTATCAATGACCCGTCCATATCAACATAAGGAATCACCAGCCTTGCCTCATCAAAATCAGTACTCTCAAACTTATCAGGAATGATCGTGTTGACCCATTTCTTAAATTTTAGTGAAAGGAATAGTCTGAAGTGATGTTTGGTTGGGATCTTTCTTGAGTTGACATACCTCTTTGCAGGGTTATCATGTTCTAATGATGATATCTTTTTCAGTTTCTTGAATGCTTCTTCGCGGAGGTATTTAGGGAACCTGATCCGGGTAATATCCGGTTCGCGAGCGCTAACACCCACTTGAGTAGACAAATATTTTTCTGCAAGTCTTTCCTTTTGATACTCATCGTGTAGCTGAGGATCAATTACTTTTATGAAGGAGGAAAGGTTCAATGAAGCATGACAATTATGACAATAGTAAGTCGTCTGGTTATTCTTGGTTAGAATAAAGCCACGTGCTTTTCTTTTGTTTGTTTGCGAGTCACCGCAGATGATACACCGGAAATTAAAAGTCCCATCGCTCGTTTTCTTGAACAATGGGAGCCTTGATGAGATGAGCCCGATATATTTGTAATCAATTGGTAGCATATAGATCCTCTAAGACACAAGAGGATTATATACTGTTACTGATTAGTAGTCAACCGCCAAATATCTTTAATATTTTATCTGAGTGTCCAGCAAAGAATCCACCAGCAGCAATTACACCGGCAAACGACCATACCAATCTATCTCTTTGACTTTTGATATAGGAGATCTCTTTTGCAAGAGAGGTGTGCTGATCACAAGATGCTTGATACATCTCTTCCAGTTTTGCAGTAAGTCCGTCACGGGTCTTATCGAGGCAATCATGCATCTCCTTAACATCTACCTTGAGCTCGTCAAGTTTCTCGTTAAGGTTTTCGACTTTGGTCTCTACAACGCCGATTCGTTCTACTGTAGTAGCCATGTTACTTTTTCTTTTCGGGAACAGCAGTGCCATCTAGCTTCTTGTGTACTTTGATCATTTTACACTGTTGGGCTGGCTTGCTAGTCTTCTTATCGATGACCACATTACCGGCTTTATCCAGCTTGTCTTTGCACACCTCTTTCATCTCACCACCAGCAAAGGCAGTCAAAGAAGAAAGAGATAGAATGAAGGCAATTGATAGATTTTTCATGGAAGATCCTTTACTTACTTCGGTTTTCTTATTTAGATTTCTGGTTGTGGCGCGGGAGCTGGGGCTGGCTTGCCACCGAATCCTGTAACAACCTGAGGTGTAGGCATATCAAATCCACCACCAAAAGAAGGTGAAGAATCAAAACTTGGTTCGACTTGTGATCTCTGTGATCTTGTGGGAGTAGAAGGAGGTGTAGGAGGCTTGTCCCATCCTTTATTAGCTGCTTCTAATGCCTTTGCTTGAGCTTCTGGTGTACTTGCTAGCATGATACCAGACAATGTACCAGTCAGAAATGTTGCAATAGGAATAATCAATTCAAAGAACTTATTATCAACAGGACTGATTGCATCAAGTGGTTGTGTAACAAAGATTAAACTGTACAACACAACAAATACAATACCGAACAATGTCAATGCAAGAACAATACCTACAAAGAACTTTAAACGGTCCATCAGTTCTGTACCTGTATAACGTGGTGAATCGACAAATAGATCTCTAATCATTTACAATCTCCCTTTTTTTCAACTTTAACTTCAGGTGCAGGTGTACTTATTCTCTTATCTGTTTTGATAAGGATGTCAGGACACGTGCGTGTAATTTCACATGCAGGTTTTTGACATTGTGGGCTATTCCAATTTGCTGAATCTTGACATTCATATCTGAATCTATCACCACATCCAGCTAAACATAACAAAGCAATTAATATTATTTTTGTTTTCATTGCTTTACTTTCTTATTTTTTAGGTGCAAAGGCCTCTGTAACAGTAAACCCTAAACCACCAATTACAATATACATCATACTTTGATATATTGTTACATCCATTGTCATGCTCCAAAACAAGTTAGAGATGAATGCGGTGCAACACATTAAAAAAGCAAGAAAGGTAATTGTTCTTTTGCTACTTAATTCACCAGTTCCATCACCAAGCATGCTTCTTAAAAAAGACATATTATGCTCCTAGTACGTGTAGGGCATGTTCATAATGTTTAATTCTATCCTCAAGTCCAATTGTACCACCATTGATACGCTTAGTTAATGTTACAATATCACCTTTATCAGCCCATTGGTTTAAGTTATTTGTTTCCCAGAACCAACATGCAGACTGTGCTGCACCTTCAAATGTTGCAAGATACTCAGAAGCTTCGTCTGGAGTAATTTCTAATGAATCAGCAAAAGCAGTATAGTTTGACTTACCAGTCAATTGGATCAATCCACGACCACAATACTTATATCCATCTCCAGACGCTTCGTCTCCGTTACCCATACGACTTGCATAGATTCTATTTGCAATTGCTTCTTGTTTGTTTGGCTTAGATGCATACTCGTTTGCAATATCATCGTTATGAAAATACTTACCAAACAACTTACGAAGCGAGGCTGCTTTGTAGTTTAGATTCTCTTTAAGAACCATGAATCCACCAGACTCATGTGCGCACTGAGCAACAAAAGCAGCTATTCTCTTTGGTGCATTAATTTCGTAGTCCGGTAACAACAGAGACAGCGCTTGGTGCCAGTTATCTATATACGGGTTCTTTGGAAGTAATTCTTTGAGTTGTTGTTTTGTTAGTTCCATATCAGTTCCTTATAGTGTTATTGGTAAAAATAACCAAAATCCTTGCAGCATCAATAATATAGAGAAGATACCGGTGCCAATACTTATCCAGTACATTCTTATGCTAAAAGATAGCATAGCAGCAGCCATTATAACAATTGCGATTTGTAACAGAGCGTTGGCAAAAGTATACCAAGGAGCTCTAAGCTCACAAACTGCTCTATTAGCTTCAATTGCTCTTGCCTTTGCCATTAATTCTTTCTTACCCTCACCACTCTTTGGATCGCTTTCGTAGCGTTCAATTTTAGCAGCTAACTGTCTGATCTTTTCAGGATCCTTAGCATCTTCTAATCGCATCTCAGTCAAAGTCTGTTTAATTGACTTTGCTTGGTAGAATGCCCATACGTTATTTGCTTCGATTGTATCAGAAAGAATTTGTGATGAGTTACCACCGTCAAGAATAGAATTTAAAGCAAGGATTGCTGCAAATAATGTAATAATCCAACCAGCTCTCTCTTTAAACTTTGAAAGTATCATAATAATCTCCTTGTTTAGTTACACCAAGATTGTTTTGCGTCTCCGTAGTATTCCCGTGCAAGACCATTGCTGATTAATCCAGCACGAACACTTTGGCCGTTAACAAGAATATCACCTAGCACACGGCCACCAAATTTATCCCACCCATAAAGAGTAGCTTGAATCTTGCCGCCCTTTGCAATCATATTGTAAGTAAATTTACTAGCTAGCTGTGCTCGCTCATCCTCTTGAGGACATTGAGCTCTATGACCTTTTTCAGGAGTATCAACTCCGTAAATTCTAACTGCAAGCTCAGGCTTCAACGGTGCTGGCAAGAACGGGGCAGAGATTACAATTGTATCTCCATCACTCACTCTTAGCACTTGTGCATCGTATGTCACGCCAGTTGGTTGTTTTGCTGCAAATGCCAACAGAGGCAAAGCAAGTATCAGCAGTAGTATCTTTTTCATTTTATTTCTTTGAGTTATGTTTTACTAACGAGTCCCATCCAGCCTGGAACCAATCAATCCCGAACGGGTTGAATAGCTTCTCACCGTGAGTACCAATTACCTTCTCCATTAATAACATTGATGTGGTTTCATTTGTCTTTAGTGCTTGCTTAACAAATATAGATTGAGCATCGACGTACTGGTTCCATGCCTGACTAAGTTCAGGATGTTTCATAAACTTCTTAATAAATTGTTTTTTGCCGTGTTGAATTGTATCAACAAGTACTTCAGGGTTTGTCATTTTACACTTTCAAATATTTGTTTCTGGGTACCGTACCATTCAATCCATGATTCATTCTGGATTGAACACTCATGGTATTTTGTATAGTTATTAGTCACGTTTTTTGCCACGTCGGACAACTTTGCTTCTTTTTCTAATTTTTCTAGCTGAGGACATAGTTGCATTAACCTTTCAGGTACTTGTGGAAACTTTGCAGTTACTGGAACTGTAGTACTACATCCAGTTGCTAAGAATGCAAGTATAATCAATATTAATAACACAAAGCATTTAACTAAATTCATTTTGACTGCTCCGCTGCATCATTTAGTGTCTTAACAAAATCTTCTGGTATCTCACATCTGTCATTGTATTTGACTATTTCTTTGTCAATATACTTAACAATCTCTTCACCCTTGATTCTTACAATCTCTGTCTTCTTAACTATTTTTGTTACAATCTTAACATTCTCTTCTGCAGACTTTACTTCTGCAGCTGCTACCTTTTGTTCCATCTCTGCAACTCTATCTCTCCATGCCTGATCATTCCATGCTGCACCCAACATGAAAGTTGAACCCACAATAGCTACCACAGATACAATTTGGATTGGAGTCTTGTACATATAGACAAACGGAATGAACTTCATCAAGTATGAAGCAATCAATCCACCTATACCAGCCAGTAAGATGAAATGGAATATCCAATCAGGAAGGAAGTTTAGTATCCACATACGGTTTCTTTCTTCTTAACATATTTTTAGCTTTAGGAATCAATAAAGGATCGAATCCCTTTACATTACCACTACCAACATTATTGGCAGGGACTTCACCTTCTTCTGTTAATTGTGTATATACTTTCATGAACTGAGTCTCAAAATATACTTCGTTCATTAACAAATCACTCTTGTGCTCTTTAATTAATAGGTACGAAGCAACAGACGAACCAAGGATAGAGTTACCACCTGGAATCTTTGCTAGTAATTTTTTGAGATTGTTTGTCAGTATATCAAAGTAACCCCATGCAGCCTTCTCTTGGTCTGTCTTTAGAGTACTTTTCTTTTTGAGAACCTTGCCGCTCTTATCAATGATACCCAGCTTGTAGGCATCCGACTTCTCAAACGGAACAACAATACGCTTGAGGAACTGGTAGGTCAAGAACATATCCATCATCGGATTCTTAGTCAACGACGGGACGTTCTTTATGTTTGAAGGAAAATTAGCTTGACTGTTTGGTTTGTTCATTTATTGCTCTTAATTTAGTTACAATACCCTCATCCATAATTATGTGTGAGGTGATTATGTTTCTTCCCTCAACATTATATATGACATCAGGCAAATAATTAAGAAGCAACAAAAACGGCTTAAGATACTTACCGTATCCATCCATCTTTAAAAATAATAATCTAGTTGTTGCATCAACACCAAACACATTGTATATGATTGTAAGATGATTGAGAACCAGTCGTTCATTCAGCTCACCAGTCTCCTCATATCTACTAAACAGTTTCTTTAGATACTTGAACCTACTTAGATCCTCATAAAACTCTATTGTATCAAAGAAGTGAGGATTGTCATAATGTTTAGCAGCATATAGTAGGGCATTCGCCTCGTTCAAGTCATCAATGTTCATATTAGAAACTACTTAGTGCAATCCTTTTCAGTGTATTGTTTGCTGTTGCAACATACAAGTAGGAAGTATCAAACATCAATGTACCTTTTTTAACAGTTATTGTACTGTTAGCGGGTGTCGAATTATAAATCACTACGTTAGCTGCAGCATTACCAAGTAAATTACCTACAGTGACGTACTTGGTCACAGGAGTACCTGTTGGATCATCTACAATCACCAACAGGTCTACTGCAACCGGAGCTGTAAGTGCAGTCAGCTCCGTTATCTTTTTAGCACGATCACTCATTATGCATCAGGTAGGACGTTGTCATCAGATCCGTCTGTTGACATGGATCCCATAGCTACTAATGTTTCGTACTGAACACGTCCTGCACGACCACCGGTACCCTCTGTTCTCACAACCCAACCAGCGTGCGCAATACCCTTGTTCTTTGCACCACCAACTGTAACTGCACCAGTTGCTGTCTCACCAGTAATTGAATGACCAGCCTGTGCAGATGTTGGAACAGAAGAGATATTTACAGCAGCAGCTGCATTAGGATCGGACTTCAACTGAATTGCTGTGGAGTTAACAGTCAACACATAATATGCTGTTGCATTTGCCAATCCACCCAATGCAGTATTAGCTGCAGCAACCAAGTATGTTACAATATCGTTATTTGTAAAGAAGGGAGCATTAGCACCCAATGAAATCCAACCAGTGTTTGTTGTGTTACCAACTTCCACAGCTGTAGTGTTACCTGGGAATGTTTGAGCTGTTGGTGCAGTAATAGTAATGATAGGAGAGGAAGTGTATCCCGAACCATTTGTTGAAATGTTGATAGCACTAATCTTACCAGAAGCATTAGACTGTGCGTTAGCAGCAGCTGATGAACCTGTATTATTAGATGAAAAAGCAACAGTTGTGTTTGCTCTGTAACCAGAGCCAGCGAAAGTAATGATACCGTCAACAACAGGACCAGTTCCTACTGCCATCTCTGTTGTGTCTACTCCGTACATTCCAACTACTTCTCCAGTAACAACACCGCTAAGGGTTGTGTTACCGTACAATAGATTAGCGTTAGCTCTTGTAGGCGTTTGATTAAATTGCGCAGGTGCAGTAATTACTGAATTACCTGCTACGTCTGTTGATCCCCATAATGGCATTTTTGACTCCTTGAATTTGAGGTGATTATCTTGTATTTAGTCTTTAGAAGAACTTAGCATATCAGAAAGAAAGGCTGACTCCTTGTACTGGATTAATGTATCATCAACATCTCTCACTTTTTTAGGTGGAGGAAGCATACTTGACATATCATCAACTTGCTTGGTTAGGCTTGGTTTTTCAAGCTGTGCATATAACTTTTGCCTAAGCGCCTGGAAGCTTCCTGTACCATTTCTTTCTACTGGTTTAGGAGCTGATAGCGTTACAGTACCTCCAACAATGATATTAGCAGCAAAAATTCCCATTTATTCTCCTGTTTTTGCAGTAGCTGGAGGTTTTACTTTTGGAGTTAGTTTCAATGTAGCACTATAT